ATATAGAGACCCTTCTAGTTCTAAGCCTACTGATGAAGATTATTATTATATTGAAGACTTTTTAACTAATGACCCTTTTAAGAGTACACTTTAATGAATTATTTACAAGCAATTAACAAAGTACTACGTAGGCTGCGGGAGGACGAAGTAACGTCCCCTGATGCTACAGCGTACTCTAAACTAATAGGCGAGTTTGTAAACGACGCTAACCGTACGGTAGAGGATGCTTGGAACTGGTCAGCCCTTCGTAGGGAAGACACTACAACTACCATAGCAGGGCAGCGTGACTATTTGCTGTACAACTTAACATCAGAATTTAGTACTCTACAAGTAACTAATAGCACTGAAAAGTGTTTTGTAAACTTAGGTACTGAAAGAGAACTACAGGAAGATAAGTTTATTAATCCTGCTACAGAGTCTGTACCTTCTAATTATGTTTACACAGGCTATGACGAAGATGCAAAGACTATGGGTGTCGCTCTTTATCCTGTTCCTAACAAAGCATACGTTCTTAACTTTAACATAGTGGACAGAAGCGGTGAGCTAACTACAGCACAAGATGATATTAAAGTCCCCTCGCTACCTGTTATTCAGTTAGCACAGTCAATGGCTGTTGAAGAGCGTGGAGAAACTGGAGGCACTACGGCTGCTAAATTACAAGCACAAGCAATGGTAACATTGAGTGATGCTATTGCTTATGATGCAGCCCGCTTCCCTAATGAAACAGTGTGGTACGCCGTATGAGCCAACGATTACAGAATCTAACAGTAGCAGCACCGGGATTCCTTGGTATCAATACCGAGGAGTCTCCTATTGGCATGAGTCCTGCCTTTGCTTCCATTGCTGATAATTGTGTAATTGACAAGCGTGGTCGCGTAGGGGCGCGTAAGGGGTACGACACTGTGTCTACTAACGGTGGTAGTGTCCTAGGAAGTAGCCGAGGTATCGAAGGTATCTTTGAGTTTACTTCCTTTGGTGGTGTCACTACGTTGTTCTCTGTGGGTAACAATAAGATATTCACAGGTACAACCACACTAGCCGAAGTTACTCTCCCCGGTGGCTACTCTATATCAGCAAACAATTGGAAGATAACATCCTTTAACGATGACGTATACTTCTTCCAGACAGGCCATGCGCCTCTTAGGTCAGTTTCTGGAAGCACTACTCTTGTTGAAGTATCAGGCGCACCGCAAGCTAACGAAGTGTTGTCAGCATTTGGTCGTCTTTGGGCGGCTGACTTAGCAACTGATAAACATACTGTACATGTTTCTAGTCTATTAGGGGGTACTACATGGTCAGGAGGTAATTCCTTTACTATAGACCTTACTCAGTTCTGGCCTGAAGGCTACGATGAGATTGTAGCGTTGACAGAACATAACGGTTTGTTTATTGTCTTTGGCAAGCACTCTATGTTGATTTATGATGGAGCGCAAGGTGGTGCAGGTACGGCCTCTATAGGCGCACCCGCCTCCGCTGACTCTACTATATTTCTAAAGGACACCGTAGAGGGCGTAGGATGCATTGAGAGGGACTCTGTACAAGCCACAGGTAATGACATACTGTTCCTGTCTAATCGCGGTGTAATGAGCTTAGGGAGGCTTATACAGGAGAAGTCGCTACCCCTACGTGACGTTAGTAAGAATGTGCGCACTGACTTAATGGCGATGTCTAACTTTGAGTCCTTGCCTGTTAAGAGTGTATACAGCGCTGAAGATGCTTTTTACTTGTTGACGTTCCCGTCTAGTAATACTACTTACTGTTTTGACGTAAGACAGCCTATGGAAGATGGTTCGTTTAGGGTGACTACATGGTCAAGTATTCTACCTTTGGCGTTTAACGAACTTGCTCAGGATGGTTTCTATATGGGACTGTCTACAGGTATTGTTAAGTACGCAGGATACTTAGATGACACAGCTACGTACCAAATGTCTTACTACAGCAATGAGCTAGACTTCGGTAATCCGGGTATTATTAAGTTCCTAAAGAAATTCCACATAACAGTAATTGGTGGTGGTAGCGCTACAGCAAACCTTAACTGGGCTTATGATTACTCTGATAACTTTAGTAAGCAACGGTTTGAGTTTGAAGCAGCAGGTGTTATTGGTGAGTACAATGTAAGTGAGTTTAACACTACTGCGGAGTTTACAGGGGGTGTAGAGATTCAGACACCAAAGGTAAACACCACAGGTTCAGGAAGCGTAGTAAAAATTGGAGTAGTATCTACTATTAATAATAATTCTTTTGCAATACAAAAAATTGACATACTAGCTAAAATCGGGAGACTTTTGTAATGTCTAATTATACAGTAACAACAAACTTTGCAGAGAAGGATTCGCTTCCTTCAGGCAACGCAGCTAAAGTTATCAAAGGCTCTGAGTTTACTACGGAGTTTAATAACATAGCTACAGCCAGTGCAACCAAGGCTGACCTCGCGTCACCTACGTTCACAGGTACAGTGACTATACCAACTGCTGCTATCACTACAGCCAACACTACTACAGCTAACATTACTACAGCTAACTGTGAGAACTTGTCTGTTGAGAAAGCTACTAACAGTGGTCAGACAGACTTGCTTATCCATAACACAGGTACTGGTGATGCTGACGCAGTGTTAAAATTAGATGCTTCAGCTACAGGTGAAAGCGATATTGAGTTTCTACATGACGGCTCTTTAGGTGCTGTTATTAGTTACTTTGTGGACGGAGGTTCTCCTGACTTAAACATTAATACTAACACATCCGGTAGTGTTATTGACCTACAGCCTAACAGTGTAAATACACTAAGAGCCGCTGAAGGAGTCGTTACTGTCACAGGTGATTTAAGAATTAGCGACGGTTCAGTTAAGGGTGAAATAGGTATTGTAGATACTAATGACGTTTATTTGGCTGACAACATAGCAGGTATTCGTGTAAGCGGTTCTTTGACTAATAACATTTTTGCTTGTGACCAGAATGGTGCTATTACTAACGGGGTTACTAACTTAGGTGCCAATACAGGTCGTTTTAAGGAAGGTTATTTTACAGATTTAAAAACTAATGATTTAACTGTAGAAAAAGTAGGCGACGCTAAAATTACCATTAAGGGCACAGACTCAGGTGGTGACGACGATGACGCTGAGTTATACTTAGACTCTAACGGTAATGGTGAGTCTGCTATTCGTTTCCAGACCGACGGTACTGATGGTGCTGCCTTATTCTGGTCTCCGCAAAACAACGATGATTTAGTAATTCAAACCTATTCCGCAGCATCTGATGGTGGTATTCATCTGCGCGTTAAGGAAGAGGATTCGTTGCTTGTTAAGGCTGACGGTGTTCTACAGTTAAGTGACGGTACTGTTAAAGGTACAGTTGGTATTTTAACTGGAAGTAATGATGTTTATTTTGCAGATGCCATTGCCGGTATTCGACTAAGTGGAGCAGGTACTAATAATATATTCCCCTGTGATTCAGCAGGCGCTAGTACTAATAAGGTAACTAATTTCGGTACTTCTATACATCGTTGGAAGACTGGTTATTTTGATGAGGATGTAAACTTTTCTAACGGTAAGATAGGCACTGTTTCTGGTGATGAAATCTTTATAGCAGACGCTGTCTGTGGTTTACGGATGTCTGGTGCCGGTACTATAAACATATTCCCTGTTGATGGAAATGGTACAGGTACTAACGAAATTGCTAACTTAGGTACTAGCAATGACAGATTTAAAACTATCTTTTCTAAGAATGCCTTGGACACTTCCTCTGACCGTAACCTAAAGCAAAGCATTGAAGAACTTAGTGAAGCTGAAGTAAGGGTTGCACAGGTTTGTAAAGGTTTAATTCGTAAGTATAAGTGGAAGGACTCAGTAGAAAGAAAAGGTGTTGACGGTTCTCGTTATCACGTAGGTGTGATAGCACAAGACTTGGAAGCAGCTTTTGCAGCTGAAGGTTTAAACGCAGAGGAATACGGTATGTTTACAAGAAGTGAAGAAACAGGAACTCTTTCAGTTAGTTATTCTGAACTATTAGCATTTATTATCGGAGGACTATAAGATGGGAAAGCCGTTAACAGGTTGGGAAGCAATTCCCGGAGCAGCTTTAGGAACAGTAGGTGGTTATGCTGCTCTTACCGATTTACAAAACCAACTCCGAGGTTTAGGTAACAGAGCGTATACTGGTGGCATAAATCTAGGCAATCAGGCAATGCAGGACACGACCTTTCAGCCTTACACCGTTACAAGCGGTTTAGCTAACGTAGGTACAACTGCTCAGGGTGGTTTAAATTTAAACTTGTCCCCTCAACAGCAAGCAATGCAGAATGCGGCGTTTGGACAGGCTAATCAATTCTTTGGTCAAGCGGGGCAAGGAATGACTCCTGCCGAACAACGGGCTGCTTCGGGTTTGTTTAGTCAGGCTCAGGGACAGTTTGGTCAAGTAGGCCAAGGCATGACACGAGCCGAACGAGACGCACAAAACCGTAGATTCAGAGAAGCAGAGTCAATGTTTGGTCGCGCCAGAGGCGACACAGGGGCGCTTGCCAGTGAATACTACGAGAACATCCGAGCAGCACAGCGTCCTGAAGAAGAACGTCAGCGCATGAACCTAGACCAAGGTTTGTTCTCTAGTGGTCGTGGTGGTATTTCTACTGCTGAGTTTGGTGGTACTGCTGAAGAGTTTGCTTTTGAAAAGGCTAGAGCGGAAGCAGGCTTACAAGCGTCAGCGATGGCACGAGAGGCAGCGTTAGGCGAGCAAGCACAAGCCTTAAAATCAGCACAGGCGTTATCAGGTCAGGCGTACTTAGGTGAGCAAGCATCACAAGCCAGAGACGCGCAAGCACTTGCTATGGGTACAGGCTTAATGGGCCAGTCCTTTAGTCCAGAAAAGCAAGCCTTAGCACAACAAACAGGTTACGGAAACTTAGGTAGCATGATGATGGGTCAAGGTTACATGCCACAGCAGCAAGCCATTGGTTTGTTTGGTGCTTCACAGATACCGTCACAGATAGCTGCTCAAGGTCAATTAAGTGGTGCGGAACTGCGGTCACAGCTTTCACAGGCTGGTTTAGAAGGCTTGTTAAACGCTGGTGTAACTGAAGCGCGGGTAAGTGGTAACTTGTACAATTCCATACTCAATTCACTTGTTGGCGGCGTCAACTCTTTCATGGCGGAGGATTAAAAATGGCTAGAGGTTTTTTAACAGGATTAGACTCTACGTTTAATCGAGAACTAGGTCAGTCAGTATCTGGCCTAGCAGAAACAATGCTAACAGGTGTTGGTCAACTAGGCGCTGGTATCGGAGGTATTACAGGAAACGAAGCTCTTGCTAGGGCAGACTTCCGACCTGAACGTGTTAAACTCAAGGAAAGGTTTGCACAGCTTACTGGCTCTAAAGACCCTAATGACCGTCAAGAGCTTTTACAAATTATGGGGAAAATGGGTGCTTCTCCAGACGTAATTGCAAAGTATCAAATGCAGTTTGCTGCTGAAGATAAGGCAGAGCAAGCAACAAAGCTACAAGGTACACAGCGTACACAGTTCTCCTCTTACTTGGACAAAACTTACCCTAATAAAGGTTACGGAGATTTGGCTTTACAGAATTTGATTACTCCTGCCAATATGAAAGACTTTATTAAGGAAGCCTCTTCTGGAAAGACAACTACTGAAACAATTAGCGAAGACGGAAAGAACAAGTTAGTCGTGCTTGACGAGGGCGGTGATATAATTAAACGATATGATGCTGAAATATCAGGTACTTCTAACCCTAATGCGCCTAATTACTTTACGAAGGTCGTAGTAAAGGACGGTAAAAAAACAACAGTAATGTTTAAAAGAGAGGGTGACAAAGTATCTGAAGTCGCTAATATGGGAGCCACAGAGATTCCTGAAGCTGCCGATTTAGAAACGGTAGAAGTTACTAAAGATGATGGTCAGACGTATGTTAAGTTCCTTGATTTAAGCCAGCCAGAGGGTGAAAGGATTGTCCACGAAGAAAAAACTAAAGAAAACAGAGTAACTACTGAAGCCATTGACCCTTTGACTGGGCAGACAATTAAATATACTACACTTCCCGACGGTACAGGTCGTATACCGTTTGGTACTGTAGAACTGCCTAAGTATGATATACAAGTTCAAGCCGACGGAACCTATAACGTATTTAACGAAACTCTAGGTAGAATGGAACAGGAAGGTGTAGCTACTCAGGCTTCTGCTCAACAGCTTATAGCTAAGAAACAAAAAACTCAGGAAACGCTTAACGACATTGAAAGACAGATTGGTTTTGTTAATGAAGCCAAAACCCTAACCGAAAGTTATCAACCATGGGACGCGG